ATCATCTGGTTCTAATTCTACCATACATAGCTTTAAATACTATTAACTAATAAAGTTATGTAGCTGGCTCGTAACACCAGTCCTCCGTCTACCAGTTGATAACCAAATCGCATGAATTAACATGTGGTTAGACGTTATGCTTACTCACACCACTACATACAACAATACTTATATGCGTTATTATATATTTTGTATTATGGCATTAGATGACGGTATACCAGAGAAACAAGTAGTTCATACACATGAGGAAACTGGTGTGACCCACAAGCATAAAAATGGTAATAAACCTCACCAACATGAGGAAAAAGGTTGTATATGTAAGGATTCTAGACTAGTAAACTGTTCCGAACATGGTGACAAAAACTAGACAAAACCTTAACAAAAGTTTATTAACTACCTAACACAAGATTTTATATGGGATTAAGAGATACCCTAAGTGCATTCGCATCTAGGTTTACTAGTAAATCTTATACTGAAACTACAACCAGACCTTCTATAGCACAGCCTTATATGAGTACCGATACAGGTGCTAAACTACCAATTTTTCCATTTCCTCTTATTATGATTTATGAGTTAGCAGATAATATTGATGCACTCAGAATACCTATTGAAACTCTAAACAGAGAGATGTTTAAGAATGGATTTGAGGTAGTTGAAAAATGGAAGTATAAGTGTAATAACTGTGGTAAAGAATTTCAATATCAGCCATTAAAAGGTGACCATACTGATGACCAGCCATTTGAACAAAATCAGAATAATGAGTCTAACACCATACCAAGAAATGAAGCAAAGAAAGCAATAGCACATGAAATAAACCCTACAGGTGAGATGGAATGTGATACATGTGGTAGTAATGATTTGTTAAGACCAGTTCCAGAAAATAGAAAGAAACTTGAAGATATGCTAGAAAAACCAATCAATGGTAACGAACAGACTTTAGAAGACTTATCAAGACAACTAGAGAGAGACTTGGAAGTTGCAGATAATGCATATTGTCTAGTACTTAAGAATTATAAGATTGATGATGTAAGTGGTAGAATTGATCATGATGCATCAGAAGTAAAAGAACTTCTCAGAATAGACCCTCCTCAAGTCGCTTTAATCGCTGACTCTGATGGTAGAATAGGTTATGATGATAAGAGAAACCAAATCTTTGTATGTCCAAGATTTGAACATCGTGATAAAAGATTAACAGTTCCTAAATGTGATAGATGTGGTGCTGAAGCATTGAAAGCAGTGCTAGAGGTAAACTCTGTATATTCTATAGGTATTCCACAGCCAAAACGTGTAGTTTATGGTGAAGGTGAAGTTATTTGGAAAGCAGGTAAATATAAACCATCATTACTTTATGGATACAGTCCAATTTACTCTATTTGGTCTAAGGCTATGTCTTTATCTCATATGGATGAGTATATTAGAAAATACTTTGATAAGATGAGACCTCCAAGAGGTATGCTAGTTATTGCATCTCGTAACTATGAAACGTTTAGAAAATCATGGGATACACTTGAAGAGAAAGCAATAGAAGACCCATACACTATACATCCACTTTTAGTAGAGAGTGATAAAGGTAGTAAAAATATGGCACAGTGGATAGACTTTACTGGTTCATTAAAAGAATTAGAATTTACAGAAATAAGAAGAGAATTAAGAATGATTATTGGTGCAGTGTTCGGTGTGTTACCGTTATACTTTGGTGAATTACCATCTGGATGGTCACAAGAAGGTTTACAAGTTACAATTACAAACAGAGCAATTAAATGGGGTCAAGACATTCTTTATACTTCATTCTTTAAGAAATTTGCTGCAATGTTAGATGTAGATGATTGGGAATTAAGATTGAAAGGTGGAGAAGAAAATGATAAACTAAGAGACTTACAAATACAAGGTGTAGAAATACAAAACATGGCTGCTATGCAAGCAATGGGATTCGAAGTTACAAAAACACACACTGGTGAGTTTAAGGTATCAAAGAACCCAATTATTAACCCAACTATGATGATGTTAGAAAGTAATAATGAAGATGAAAAACCAAACACTTCTGGTTCTAAAGGACGTGGTAGAGGAACTGCTGCACCAAAAGAAGACCAACAAGAAGTTGACGGTAAACCAAAGAAACAAAGACCATCTGATAAAGGTGGTGTAGCACAAGGTTCACCATCAAGTGGAACAGGTACATCACAATCTAAAAAAGCAGAAATACAACCATACTTACAACCAAAGAAATTCCCAGACGGTATAACACCAGCTAATTTTGAAATTGTAAAATCAACATTACAAAGTGCAATAGACTTTGATTGGACAAAAACAAAAGCAGTTGATGAATTAAGAAATAAAGCACATATGACAGTTAGACAAGCAAGAGAAATTGTAAAACAAGAACTTTCAGATACTAAGAGATGGGAGGAAGACGGTTTTTAATCATGACAACTAAAAAGAAAAACACAAAAGGTGCAGACGCAGGTACACAATTCAGTCATTGGACAAAGAACCCTCATGAAACACCTACAACAGATGACGCAAGGAAGAAAAAATTACCATCTGGTACAAAGGTTCGTTCAACACAAGCAAGCGTTAATGCAGCAGCAAAAAAAGCAATAGATAAAATAAACAGAACCGAAGAATTTAAAAAGAAAACACAAAGTACACCTGTTTACACTGCAGATTTCTCACAAATTGATGGAACTATTGAAGAAATTAAAAAAGAGACACGAAAATATAACGTAAGTGAATATTCATCTGGAAATATATTGAATGCTCTTAGAACAGCATTACGTGGTATAAGAGAATCACATCATTAAACTTGGCAACTAAATTAAATGTAGATGATGGTGGTACAGACCACGGAAAAAAACTGTGGGAGAAACATCAAGCAGATGAATATACACATGTAGACCACTATAAGGAAGCTATTTGTATAAACTGTTTCAAAAGAGATGCTTCTGCAGCAACCATTGCAGATATTTGTGGTGATTGTGCTGGTAAACGTGGTAGAGAGCCACTTTTAGCAACAATTACACATAAAATGTACGGTCTATGTTTCTTTTGTGGTCATTATAAGTTCCAAATAGAACAAATTAACGCAAGATTTTGTAATACATGTCATAGAAGAATCGCTAATGTGACAAAAGAGTATAATAAGAAAGGTGGAATGTTAGGTGCAGACCCATTTTGGCAAAAAATGAGAAAAAAACACGGTAAAGACTGGAAAATAATAATGGGTAGAAACTTAGGCAATAAACGATAGTGTTATAATAAGATAAAATCTATTCTATTGGCTTTAAGATTAAAAAATTTGTATTCCCAATTTATTTTTACAGTTTTATTTGGTAAGTCACCACAAAACTTTCCTACTTTAAAAAATATTGGTGCTTTTCTTAATCTTTTTTTAAAAAATTGTATATTTTCAGTCTTTGGGTCAAACGATACGTCATCATACTTTACTAATTTTTCATCTCCAGTTCTAAACTTCTCTATATTGTTTCTTTGAAAACAACTTATAGATCTTGATGTGTCTGGATGTTCATAAAACTTTTCACAGTCTAATACTATTCTAAGTTTGTTATCATATGTAACCCATATATCCTTTAATGATATTGATGCATCATTTATTTCATTTTTATCTGAAACTAAACGACCATTTCTTCTAACATATTCATCTATAGAATCATATACATGTACAGAAATACCCATAATTAGTGAATAGTTATCTTTATTAATAAAGGTTTTGATTTATAGTCATGGAAGAAGGGGATTTAAGATGTTCATGTGGTGGTATACAATACGGTTATCACTCTGACAATGTAATAGTTTTCTTATGTTATAGATGTGGAAATATTGATTGTGAGAATGTATCTAAGAAGGTTATAAAACTTTTTAGTGAAGAACCTGAGTTAGTGTTAACCATGATAGAAGACGGATTCTTAACACCAATTTCAAAAGTTTAAATAGTTGTTCTTCTAGTATTTAATATGTTCGAAATAATAGACTCACTGTTCTCAGAAATAGTGATAACATTGGTTCTCGGAAGTGGTGGTGCATTATTGGCTTATTTCAGAAGGCTAGCTGCAACACAAAAAAGTCTCTGCCAAGAGGTAGAAGAACTCCGAAAAGCCCTCCTTATTTTGGCTACAGCCTTAGACAGACAATCTAATAGATTACATAACGAGGCTGATTCTGACCTAGAAGACCTAGTAGGAAAAGTATTAGGCGATAAATAACTTTATATAATGGTAGATGACGCAACTCTATATGGTAGATCCAGTATTAGTAACTGTAGCTGCTGCAGTAGTGGGTGCAGGTCTAAATACCCTAAGAGGATATTTACACTCTGAAGAGCCTTACTCAGCAAGAAAGCTAGCAGGTGGACTAATTATATCTACATTTGCAGCAATAGCAATAGCACAAACTGTTGTAGCTGAAGGTGTAGGTTTAGTCGGTCTAGGATTAATCGGTTTAACAACTGGTTTCGCTGCTGACTTTGCAGTTTCAAAAGCAAAGAAAGAGTAAATGGCTATGTTTTGGGTGTATAACCCAACCATTTTACCTTTTTTAAACTTAAATATAAGAACATTTTATTATATATAATGGAAAAAGTTGGAAAGTTATTAACTAAATCAATGACAATATTAGATTCTACTAATGAGAATAGATTCTTTGAAGGTTTTCTTACAGTAGAAATGAAAGATAAACAGGGTGAAATTACCATAGTAGATGAGTTATACAAAGTATTACCATTATGGATGGATAGAGGAGCACCTATCACAGATACACATTCTAACAGAGTTGTAGGTAAAGGAATTAACTTTATGAAAACAACATTTGAGCATGACGGTGTAACATATCCAGCAATTAAATTAACTGGTAAGATACATAAAAATTATGAATTAGATACAGATATCTGGGAAAAAATAAAATCTGGAGAATATAAGGGTTTATCATTTGGTGGAGCAACTAAAGCAGATAGAACACCTAAAGTGTTGAAAGATGGGGATGTAGCATATGCATTGACAGATTTAGAACATTATGAGGTAGCAGTCTGTAAAGACCCAGCAGTACCATTAGCATTAATTACAGATCATAATCCATTAGCAAAAGCAGTGGTTCCATCAATTCCTAGAGGTGATGGAAAAGAAATTATTAAATGTACTAATTTTGGGTGTTATGTTGAAAAAGGTGAAGATTGGTCAAACGCAGATATTGTACCAGCAACAGTAACAAATACTGTATCAACTAGTACCCAAACGGCAAAACCAGTTAAAGTAGATACTAAAGTAGGAGATACAAGTAAATTAGATGGTGATATAAAAACAGAAGTTACACCATTAGAAGGTGGAATAAAGAAAGAAAATCCAACTGTAGGTGGTGGTGTAAGAGCATTAATGAATACTAGTCAACAAGGTAGTGGTGAAAACAGCCTAATTACAACAGATACAGAAGGTGTTAATAATCCACTAAACAGTGATAAAAAACAAATAAAACGTTCTTTTTCAGATGCAGCAGTCAATAAGGTAGTTGGTGCATTATTAGCAGGTGCAGGTAGAGCAGTAGCTTCTACTGTTGCAAGTGCTGTAACACCAGAACCTGAAGATGATGTTGAAAAATCAGGCTATCAAACAGAAGATGGAAATAATCAATTAGGTGGTCAAGCGTCACCTGAAGAGAAATTAGTTAGTGCATTAGGTGCACAAAACAAAGAAACTACCGTAAATAAGGATTAACGAAATCTTTATATACCCTTTATATATAGTTTTACTAACAACATGGTCAACGAAGAAAATTCTAACGAACAAATTGAAGAAGTTACTACCTCTAACGAAGTAGTAAAATCAGACAACGAAATCGTAGAAAAATCTTTCCAAGAATCTGTAAAATCAGGTTTTGATACATTGACAGAAGTAGTTCAATCTCTCGCAGAAACTCAAAAATCTACATTAGATACTTTGGGTGACTTAGATACAAGATTGAAAGCTATGGAAACACCAACTGACTTGCCACTTTCCCCAAAAGGAACAGCAGCAAGTGAAGACGTAGGTGCAAAGGTAACTGTACCAGATACCTATCAATCAAACTCAGTGCAAGCTGGATTAGATGATGATAGATCTGGAGACAAGAAACCAGCATCAGATAAAGGTGGATTGAAAATGCAACAGAAATCAGACGATACAGGTTTAATTGAGAAATCCGAACACACCTTCACAACCGAAACCCCACGTCCTAATGCAGCATTAGAAGTTGTAGACAAATCCTTTAAAGATGAGTCAATGATTTTGAAAGATGCAAGAGCAGGTGGAGCAGAAGGATTGGCACAGGTAGCTCGTAACATTCTCGCTGGAAAGTATTACACACCTTCGGAAGACGAAGTAGGAGCATATTAAATTGGTTCAAGTGAAAACAATCGACGAGCTTGAAGCACTCTACTATGGACACAACCGTAATCTTCTAAGAAAAGCTGACGCACCAATCACAACTTCAACTGCAGGCACTTTTAATGCCGTATTTGGAGCTTATGCATGGGCACAACTCAACTTAGAGGCTAACGCATTCGGTATTTTACCTAAGTACCCTTGGGATAAATCTGGATGGCGTGTAATTACAGCAAAACCAACTCTTAACACCAACTCAGGCAATACTACATTAGGTGGTACTGCAGAAGGTGGTGCTATTGCAGAGACAATAAAACCAACACTTCAAGAAATTGATGTACGTCCAAAAACTGCTCAGTTGCCTTTCAGTGCATCTGAAGTTATGGAATGGTAGCAACACACTCTAAAGACGACATTTGGGGAGGACTTGGT